TGCACTACACCCCCAAGACGAGCACGTTATTGTTAGTTCAGATTCTGACTTTGTTCAGTTGATTGCACCCAATGTAAAATTATACAATGGCATCAACGATCACTTGTTCAGTGTTGCGGGTGTGACTGACGCAAAAGGCAAAAACTTGGCATTTACCATTGAGAGCAACTCAAAGATCAAGGTTGGCAAAGCAGATGCCAATTTTGTGCCACCCCCTGATTATCAGAAATGGGTGTTGTTTTTGAAGTGTATGCGTGGTGATCCTGGTGACAATGTGTTCTCGGCCTACCCTGGTGTGCGTGTCAAAGGCACAAAGAATCAAGTGGGACTTACAGAAGCATTTGAAGATCGTGACCGCCGCGGCTACGCTTGGAACAATCTCATGTTGCAACGTTGGACTGACCATGAGCAAGCAGAACGCAAGGTCTTGGACGATTATGAACGTAACCGTACCTTGATCGATCTCACAGCACAGCCTGATGATGTCAAGGCAGTTGTAGATGAAGCCATACGTGAGCAAATTAGCCACAAAGATGTGGGCCAGGTAGGCGCACAATTTTTGCGATTCTGTGGCAAATACGAGCTCACCAAACTCAGTGACTATGCAGATGCTATTGGTCGCTGGTTGAACGAAACATACAAAGGAGTATTGGATGATCGAAGCAAAACCCATAGTGGATAAAAAGTATTGGATTTTGAAACAGGACAATCGCAAGGTTGGGGTGGTAGAAGCCGAAGGCGATGGCTACACTGTGCGCATCAATGACCAAGTTGGCCGATTCAAAACCATTCCCATGGTGCGTAAAAAGGTGGACATTGAATTTGTACCACCTGAAAAAACCACCAAGCCTGCACCAGATCAAGTGCATGGATTTGAAACAGGATGTAGAGCATTTAACCCCATGTGGGATGTCAAGCATCGATTACCGCTGTTTACAAAAGAACGCAAATCAAAGTCATGGTATGCCGCAGGTTACTACGCTGTGAAACAACATCGTGCCTGGAAGATCTTGCGCAACCCCAAGTTGATTGTACTGGAACGTTATCAGCATCAAGGACCATTTCATACCCAGGAGGCAGCACGTGACAAATCTCTTTCGTGATCATGCGTCCTTCTTAGGAACCTACGCACAATACCTTGAGTTGCTTGAATCTGATTATTTCACAATGTGCAAAGATCAACATGTTTTAGAAATTGGGCCGCTTGACGGCTATCATTCAGAACTTATATGTAAAAATTATCCTAGCAAATTTGAAATAATTGAACCAGATAAAATATTAGTGAATACCAAATTACAGCAAATCAACGGTATAGACAATATCATTGTGGATGATGCGTTATTGGCATTATCTAATCCACATCCTTGTGATGTTGTAGTATGTTTTGGAGTTTTGTACCATCTTCATTCACCCATACACTTGTTAGAATTGATAGTCAATCATTGTCAACCAAAATTTATCATGTTAGATTCCCTGGGCAAATTCAATGAAGATTGTGCGTACGAAAACCACTGGGCCGATGAAAATGTAAATCATGCAGGAACTAGACAAGTGCGGTCAGGATTTCGATTTTCAGGTCTCAAGGTGATGTGCAATGGTGATACTTTTCAATTGGTGATGAATAGATTGGGCTATAGTTTACTGACATCAACCGATTTATGTGTAACAGATTTTTTTTCAAAACATAATTCATGGATAGCAATGTGGCAAAGAAAGGACACACAATGAATCCCTTTCGTGATCAAGAAAAATTCATGCGAGCCTGCGACCAAAGTGTTGAAGGCTTTGATGAAGATCAATTTGCATTGTACTTTAACTTGATACAAGAAGAATTTGAAGAATTAAATGTAGCCTATTCTGCCGGAGACAAGGTAGAAATGCTGGATGCATTGATCGACATCTTGGTTGTGACAATTGGCGCCATTCATTCAGCAGGATTTGATGCCGAGGGTGCCTGGCGGGAAGTTATGGCCACTAACTTTGCCAAGATCGACCGAGAAACTGGCAAGGTACGCAAACGTGAAGATGGTAAAGTGTTAAAACCCACAGGCTGGCATCCACCTGTGCTGTCACCATTCCTAACTAGAAAATGAAAACACGCGAAGAAATTGTTACCGCAATGTGCTATACCTGGCGGCACGATTATGGACTCGACAAACAAGAACATGATGGTCCTGGTGGTCTGATCAGTGCTGGCCTGACCGATGCTGAACGCAAACTGTTGTGGCGCCAAATGGCACAGATCTTTGACAATGACATTGCACCGCACATGGAGTTTAAGCCATGAGCTTGCACATACATAGATTTGTAGATTCAATCCGAGCACACGAAGCACGTGGTCAAAAGGACTTCATGATGCCGTTACGTGATGCCAAAGACTTACATGCAGATATTACTAAACTGTTGATTACATTGGAACAAATGCGTGAACAACAGTCTCATGGTGCAGAAGTTGTAGAAGTGCAAGTCACCGGGGGCAGTTTTAAATCTGCATAGTTATTGGCATAAATAAACGTGGAGTTTAATATGTCAAGACCAAAGCCAAATGTGCTAATTGAGCACACTAACAAACAGAGCTACAAGACCGAGCAAGTGCTGGCCTCTGAGGGTGTGTGGGCTGTGTTTTTTGATAGCAAACCCATTAATTTAAAAACCAGCAACTTGTTAACACAATATCCCGGTCCCAAGTACAAAAAGGTATCGTTCTCCAACCCCGGACATGCCATCAACTTGGCTAGAAAACTCAACACACAATTCAGAACTGACAAGTTCAGTGTTGTGTTGTTAACGCAAGGGGATAAAATTTATCCCAATGCTCAATAAGTTCACACTCACTCAAGAACTGATAACTTGTTATCCTGATGCGCCACCTCTTGACGAAGCCATGGTCACTTGGTGGCAAAACATACGTGATGATGGTGGCTTGAGACTCACATACGAAGGCTTCTATGTGTTTGAAAACTTGTTGGAACTCAGCAGTTACACATTTGAACTGCCAGAAAAGTTGTTGACTCCCAAGAACCTGCTGGCCCTGGATCGACGCATGACCTGCCCCTACTACATGGTCAACAATCGCAAGCTCAACAAACTGGTCATGTTCGGCAGTAAGGAAGCCATGATGGCCACCCTGCACGGCGACATGCAGAGATTTATCACAAGTTTATCCTATTAATTTGGTAATACTTTTGTAGTACTACTCGGTGGTTGACCAAAAATGCTCAAAATGCTATAATACACACATGATGAGAAAGAAACGCACTGACAGAACCCACATTGTGTACATGATCCAAATTGGATTGGAGTACTACATTGGTATTACCGCTAAGACTCAGCGCACAATAAACATGTCGCTTCGTAGTCGTATAAACAAACACATCTACCGTAGCAGAACAGAAGACAAGAGCTGGAACCTGTACAACGCAATCCGCGCCGCAGGCGAAGACGCTGTGAACTACGCAATCGTGGACATTGTACGTGGCAAAGATGTTGCACACAAGCTCGAGCGCGAGTTAATACAAAAGTATGCACCTGCACTCAACACTGATGTGCGGGTCAAAGCGGTTGACCAATAATCGCCAAACTGTTATAATAGTCACATACTGAGCAAAAAGGAGTCAGCAATGGAACAGTTCAAAAGTTGGGATGAAATGACTGCACTTGAGCAAGCCCGTGAGACTTACTGGGACATGTACAAGGACGCATATGGTTATCGTCCCCGCGGTGTTGACACCAGCACTTGGACCCTTGAAGAATTTGAGCTGGAGTTTGCCGGCCTGGGCAGTGTGATCCAGCGTGAAGAAGCTGACCGCAAGGCAGCTGAAGCCCAGGCCATTGTCAAGTTTGAAGACCGTGTGACTAACCTCATGCACACTGGCACCAACCGTGAGCGTGTGATTGCATGGCTCATGGACGCCGAACACGCCAATGGCGATTCGGAGTATTTTTGTTTCACCCAGGGCTTGCCCTACAACTATTTTAGAAAGGTAGCATGATGAAATTCACAGTTGAATGGCACGACAAAGCTGAACGTTGGGACGTGGTGCGTTGGACCACCACTGCGGAAGGTGTGTATGCTGGTACCACAGTGGACCGACGTTTTGTACTTGAGGAAGCACAGGAAATCTGTGACTACCATAACGACATGATG